ATATATAATATATGTGTTGAAAATGATATTGAATTACCTCCAATATAAAAATGAGTACATAATTTATAAAATCTTTGAAATTATAAAAAGTTTATAAAAAATAATAAATAATAAAATTATGTACTCAAAATCTAATTAGTCTATTTTTTCTTTTTCTTTGAAGCTTTGGTTTCTACAATGCCTTTCAAGTCATTTTCATATTCTGTTGTAATCATATCACGATGCGCAACCCACGCTTTTTCTAGCTCATCAAGATCACTTAACCATAGATCTTCAATATTAGTATCTTTAAGAGCTTTAATCTTAGCTTCCAATTCATTATGTTCCTTTTCCAAGATAATCTTTCTATCATATGTAAGCTGTGAAATAGGCATTTTAAGTAGATAGTTATATTGTTTTACTTTTTTACTAGATGCTTCATCTTCTTCTGCATCTTCGTCGTTACCCTCAATATCAATTGGTGGATATTTCAATTCTACTAATTTAGCTACAATATCAACTAGTTTCTTATTCATGATTTGAATTTTACCAGCAATAACATCAAGAATGAAACGCATTTTATTGCTTAGAACTTTGGCATCCTTTTCCATTATTTTAATTTGATACATTTTGCGTTCAAAGTATTTTAGAATGCGAGTTTCCGCCCACTCTTTGATAATCTCACTTGTAGATTCATAACGTTGAATAGCTCCTTCATTACTAAACAAGTGAATATTATTGATACTTAGGTTTTTACTAGAAGCCAATTTGAATAGTGTTTCAAACTTACCTTCAAGTTTAGCCTTAACACTAGTATTAAAGTGCAATACAAAGCGCACATTCTTTGATGTATAATGATTTTCAATGTATTTTAAGTTATTCAAACCATTTGTAATCATATTTTCCAAGAAATCTTTATAATCTTCTGTCCATGTTCCAATTGGTAGTTCAGTGATTTCAACAGTTTGATCATCAACCCATCTATAAACACCTTTACTAATATATGAATTCTTCTCGGCTTTTTCAATAGTTCCTTTGAAACCAAGATAATATGGTATTATATTTTCCATTTCCAATACACTAAGAGTATCATAAACCATCTCCAAATCTTCCTCTTTTTTAACAGTAATCTTTGAACTCTTAATAACATTGCAAATTAACTTACAAGTATCAATGATTTCACTTGGATTATACTGTGGGACATTTGTTGAATAACCAGTACCAATACCAATTCCACCATTTACCAAAATCATTGGAATTACAGGTATATAGTATTCAGGTTCAATTTGTTGCCCATCGTCATCTTGATAATTCAAAATTATATTATCCTCTTCTTTGAAAATCATTCTAGTAAGTTTAGATAATACAGTAAAGATATATCTGGGAGATGATGCATCTTGACCACCTTGGCAACGACTGCCAAATTGACCATTTGGGCTTAGTAAATTGATATTATTTGTACCAACGAATATCTGTGCCATACCAACAATAGCTTGTTGTAGTGATGCTTCACCATGATGATATGCCGATACTTCACTGACATAACCAGATAACTGTGCAACCTTGATTTCATTAGAATAGAGCTTTCTTTTAAAGCAAGCATACAAAATCTTACGCGTGCTTTCTTTTAGACCATCACAAATATGATTGATAGAACGTTGCAAATCCCTATTAGAGAAATGAATTAAGTCTTTATCAACAAACGACTTATAATCAACATTTTTCTTGGAATAATCTAGAACTCTATCCTTGTCATAATCTTGTAGCCATTGTTTTCTATCATCTGCGCGCTTTTTATTAAATGCCAAATCAATTACTTCATCAGCATTTTCATCATATAAATAAGTTACCTTATTCATTTGTTTGAAATATTCCTTAGCCTCTTGATCGCTAGAAGTACCCAATCCTTTGTAGTATTTGATTTTCCAATTACCTGTTTTAGCAGCATCAGTTTCAAGCCAACGCTCATAATCAGTCATATTGTAAAACTCAATTACTTCTTTTTTAGCATTTGTAGCTTTGATGATAGGTGTTAACATTGATGTGAGAAATCCAGGTATTTCATAGAGCTCGTGCCACATGCTTTGAAATATATTAAAAATCAACCCTTTAATATGGCTACCATCATGATCTTGATCTGTCATAATCATAATAGAACCATATCGCAATTGACTGACATCAGTATATTTCTTGTTTTGTTCTAAACCCAAAATCTTCTTAATTGCTGTAATTTCATTGTTGTCTGAGATTTTCTGCAATGTAGCATCTTTGACGTTCAAGATTTTTCCACGCAATGGAAATACACCATACTTATCTCTACCAATAACACTTAAACCAGCAATCGCCATAGTTTTAGCTGAATCTCCCTCAGTCAATATTAGGGTGCATTCAGAACTTTGTTTTGTGCCAGCAAAGTTAGCATCATCTAATTTTGGAACAATGATACGTGATATCTTTTTGCCATCAGTTTTAACAAGCTTCTTTTTATCATAGAACTCAGTAATACTGAGAGCCTTATCTACAATTCCAGATTTATAGAGTTTATCAAAGAACTTATCACTTAAATCACATTTAGAACCAAACTTAGCAACAGGTGTTGTAAGAGTTTCTTTGCTCTGCGAATCAAAGCTTGGGTTTACAATAAGAGCCTTTACAAATACAAACAAATTATCCTTGATATGCTGAGATTTTACTGCCTTCTTCTTTTTAGCAAGTGTCATATCAACTAGATTTTTTGTTATCATATTTGTAATATATTCAATGTGTTTACCACCTTTGATTGTATTAATACCATTGACAAATGATAAATACTCAAATGAACCTGATTTAGAAATAGATGCTACAACTTCCCATCTCTGTCCACTGGCTTCATAAACAACAGGTTGTTCTTTTTTATCCAAGAATAGTTCGCAATACTTTTCAAAGTCTTTGATAGTAAGCTTTTCACCATTGAAACTAACAGAAACTTCCTTACCTGTTGTTGCACATGCATCAATTACGCGACGATGAAACAATTTATAGATATCATCTGTGAGACCTTTGATACCAAATCTTTCATAATCAGGTGTAAAAGTAATCTGAGTATACGGTGCTTTACTACTAGCTTTTACAGTAGGTGTTTCTTTGCTTGTCATATTATTCGTGAATTTTTGTGTATATATCTTTTTACTATAATGATCTACTGTTTCTACAATAAACTCTTTTGAAAATATATTAGCAAGTTTGCTACCATAGCCATTTTTACCACCCCAGATTTTCTCTTCACCTTTATCGTAATTGGTTGATGTTAGAAGTTCTCCAAATATTAGTTCTGGAACCCAGAGATTGCCATATCCACCATGTTTTTTAATATCAATTCCATTACCATCATTAAAGATAGTAATTGTTCCTGTTGTTTTATCAATTGAAACCTTGATATTTTTAACATGTTTGATATCCTCTTTGCCTTTGGTTTCTTCTGCTTTTAATCTCATAGCATGATCAATCGCATTTACAATAACTTCATCAAAGATTTTAAGAAGACCAGGAATATAAGTAAGTTCATCAACACGCATTTTTTGAGTAGAATCATCATAAACGTAGCTACTGATTTTTTGTGGTTCAATTGATCCAACATAAGTATCTGGTAAAGCTAGAATATGCTCTAATAATTCATACTTTTTGTACTTCTCTTCAACAGTTTTAACTTCTTGTTTGGGCATTGTGTTTTGTTTGCTTTAATTCTATATTTAAATATATCAATTTTTTATATATCTATATGCGATTATTTTATTAAAATTATTTGATAGTTAATTATATAGATAACAAAAACATGTCTGTATTACATATCAATGATTTAAATGAGTTCAATGAAAAGATTAAAGATAATATGACAGTTGTAGTTTTCTCAGCAGGATTTTGTAAACCTTGTAAAGAAATTTACCCATATATTGAAGAAAAAGCAGAAACACATACAAATATAACTTTTGTAAAAGTAGATATAGAAGAAGGTTCTGAAATATCAGAAAAATATGAAATACAAACAATACCTCATTTTAAATTTTTTAAAGAAAATGAAGAATTAGTTACTTTTTCAGGAGCGAATAAGCAAAACATAACAGACGCTATAAATAAATTATTAGAATAAAATATAATGAAATAAGATTATTATTAATATTTTGATATTTTTAAGCTATTTCTTGCGGCATTTGTAATAATACAAATTATAAATATTATTTATTAACTAAGTTTAAACTTACAATAACAGTTGATATAAATATTCTTATTCATCAAAGCATAGAGGACAGACTATTAGTGATACTAATAATGTTGTTGTATTACGAGACTTATTAGTATTATTTCATTGGACTAGCGTAGACTTATTTAATGAAATTGATGTCGAGAAAACCTATAAAATACAAGGATATGGAATTAGAGTTCCATTTTTAGGATGGTTTCCAAATATTATTAGTGCGAAATTAATTGAATAATTATTTGTTTTTATTATTTAGCCATATGTTTATAGTAGGGATCCCAAAAGAACTTAAAGCTAATGAAACCAGAATATCATTAATACCACAAGATGTTGCTAAATTAGTAAATAATGGAAATAAGGTTTATGTACAAAGTAATGCAGGTATAGCAGCCGAACACACAGATAAAGATTATATTAATGTAGGAGCTGAAATATGTAATTCAACCAAAGAAATATATAATAAAGCAAATTTAATAGTTAAAGTTAAGGAACCGCAAGTAGAAGAATATGAGTATATTACTTACAAACATACTATGATAACATTTTTTCATTTTGCAAGTAACAGAGAATTACTTGATCATATGGTCAATAATGAAGTTACCTGTTATGCATATGAAACAATAAAAAAAATCAATAATGAAGGTGTTGGATATTATCCAGTATTATCTGAAATGTCTAAAATTGCTGGTGAAAAAGCTATGATGGATGCTATTAAATTTATATTTACAGATAATATATATGATTATAATACACAAATTGCTATATTGGGAGTTGGCAATGCAGGGTTATCTGCATTAAATATTGCATTGGAATCTGGATTTACTAATATATGTTTGTTTGATAAAGATTATGAAAAAATAGAGAAGATAAAGAGCGAAAAAGGTAACAATATTAATATATATGAAATGAATGATGAAAATTTAAATTATCTTGTTAAAAATTCAAAGATTATTATAGGTTCTATATATAATACTTTAAATGGTGGTCCAACAGAAAAATTAATAACAAGTGAATTATTAGACGAAATGCAAAAAGGGTCTATAATTATGGATATAGCAATTGATCAAGGTGGTATAACCGAAAAATCTGTACCAACAACTGTAACTAACCCTTTAATAAATTATAATGACATATATATATCTTGTGTTCCTAATATACCTAGTTGTGTTCCTGTAAGAGCTTCTGAATTATTATCAAATTCTATTATAAATTATGTATTAGCAATTTGTAATAATAATACAGGAGATTATCCTGAATTAGATTATGGCATGGGTCTCAATGTTCACAACAAAATATTCTATATATAAAAATTGATTGTCAATAATATTTTTATTAATTATTGAAATAATGAAATACTTGAAACTGTTATTACATATTATATGTATTGTTACTACTAATTGCTATCAAATTACATTTCCAACATTTAAAAGAAATTTAGCGATTGTTAAAGATATTGATGTAAATAAATTAAATTATAATGATATATCCGAACTTAAAGTACTATTTAAGTCGGTACCGATGTTACTATTTAAAAAACAAAAATTGGAACCTAAAAAATTATATGAGTTTTGTAAAAATTTTGATAGCAAAGCAAATGATAAAATTGTACACCCATTTAGTTATTCACAAATAGAAGAGGTACCACAAGTTTCATTAAGAGGAGAAGCACATATTGCTGATATGCATGGCATTAAAAATATTACACTGAAATATAGCGATCCTTTTAAAAATACTATTATTTGGCATCAAGATATTGTAGGGCACGGAACATATTTGCCACCAGTTGTATCTTCAATATATATGATTAAATCACCATCAGTTGGTGGTAATACTTTATTTGCAAGTTTAGAAGATGCTTATGATTCCATGGAGTTTTTCATGAAAAAAAAAATCAATAATTATAATGTCATTTATTCAAACTCGCAAAAAGATATGATGAACTCATACTTTGATTACACCGGGTATAATCGTGTGCTAAATGAAAAAACAGAAAAAATAGGAACTAGCATTATTACACGCGAGCCATTAGTAGTATATTCTAATCCTGAAAAAAGACGTAAGGCACTTATGCTATCGCCATTTCGTTTCAATAAATTTGATAAATTATCATGTGATGATAGCTTCGATTTATATAGAGAAATTATGAATAAATATGTATTTACTCAACAAAATGTTGTGGATATTAAATGGGATAATGATGATTTATTAATATTTAATAATCGCAAATTGATACATACATCAACACCAACTATTGAATATAAAAATGAAGAACGACTATATTATAGTTGCTTTGTTGGCACCAGCGAATCTATTATTAGAAGTCAATAATTATATAATTGTGTTACTATTTCAGTATAAATATTGCTAGATACAATTTCACTACATATATCTGGTATAGTTTTATTTTCTGCATCAATTACTATTATATTTTTGTTATTTTCAACGGCATCTTTGTATTTTTCTTCATGTAATTCATGAATACGCTTGATATATTCCAATTTAATGTTTTTTTCGGATTCTCTACCTCTTTTCTTTATTCTATTGTAACACATTTCTGGGTCAGAACGCAAATATATATATGCATTTGGTTGCCATAATTCATCGGTAGTCTTATGAAATTTATGAATATTATTGTATTCATCTTCATTTATTGTTTTATCTTCAAAAGCCTTTTCCACAAATACATTTTTAATAAAATACGGACTTCTTTCCATTAAAACAATTACGTTAGATTTCTCTTGTATCCAACACCTGTCAATCCAAACTTTTATTTGAAAATTATAAGTACTATTATCACTTTCATACATACTTTTTAAATACTCTGTCCAACTTTCTATTGGTTCAATATCAATAGCTGTTTTATAATTTTTATGAAAATAATTTAGTATACTTGTTTTACAACATCCAATATTACCATCAATTGTAATAATAGGCATATTTTAATTAGTTGAATGTGTTATCTTTTTATATATCATTTTTTTATAATTTTATTTTGAACCATTATTTTTTTAACACCAGAAAGAGTTAGCTTTTTACCTTTTGATTTTATTAGTTTTATTATAAAGATATTTAAAAAGGTTTCTAATTTTTTGGCAATTACATTTATGGATGCCTTCGTAATTTTTACTTTGAAAATTTTAAATACATACGCTAATTTAACTTTTAATATTCCACTTACCTTTTTGCATTTAACTAATTTAGATGATCCAGAAGTTCTTCTGCGTTTTCTGCGTTTTCCACCACCTTCTTGTGTTTGGACTGTTAATCCCAATTTAGGTCTTACAAAACCTTCTTTTAAATTAGCTTCCATAACATCAAAACCTTCGTTTTCTTGTTTATACATTGGTTCATCACCACCGAAGAATGCTAATGTGTTAAAAGCGCCACCTTTCATACACCCTTTTTTATCAAAACATAGTGTTGTAATATATTTTGATAAAAATACCATATGTTTATCTAATATTTTTTTAACACCTGCTTTTAATGATATTAAAGCAGCTATTGCTACAAAATTGAATATTAATTTATCTATATATTTAGATAATAACAATACTATTTTAGCTTCGCTTTTTTTACTTACAACTTTCTTAGATTTAACGTGATATAAAATTTCATTAGCACAATATTTTATTTTTTGACAATTTGACATGTATATTTACTACTATATAAAATGAAAATAATTATATATAATAAGAAGAAATGGAATATTTTAATTTTAATGGTGATAATCCAATATCTGAATTAATAAACGGTAGAGTAAATGCTATGGATACAGATAATAATTATAAAATTAAAAAAGCGGTTGATAAAGCAACAGAACATCAATCAAATATAATATCTAGAAATTTAAATTGTACAGGTGTATCAAAAGTTTTCTTTTCTATGGAAAATATAAATTTATTACAAAGTGGTATTAGAAATAAAATATTAAATGATACTAATGGGGAATATAATATTGGTCGTCAAAAAGACGATGAATTAAAAATTGTTATGAGATCCATATATTTTCAACATGCAAAGAATCAATCTACAAATGTTCCTGCGCAAGTTTTAGATTTAAATACGCGTGTAATTGAATGGTGTGTTCCGGAAATTATATCTAATATAAAACAATCCCAGAGATATATTAAAGATATTAGCACTATGCCGGTGCCACTTGAAAGATCCGTAATGCCTTCAAGAAAAGGTTTAAAAAATCTTGATGTTACAAAGATTTAATTAAATAATATAATATTATAGAAGTATAGATATAATATATGAGTAGTTATGCAGATACAGCCTGGGGCTACGATGAAGAAAGCCTTGGATTAGATCCTGAAACAAAATTAAAGTTTGTTCCAAATGAAAAAGAGCTTAAATTATTCAAAGAGGAAAAAACTAATATGTACAAGGGAACTTGGATGATATGTTTAGTTTACGGTATTTCGGCCATTGCTCTATTAGCTGTTGTATTTTTAACTGATTGGGGTAAAGAATACGTTTATGATAAATTTTTACCAGCCGTTTTAACATATGTTATTGGCGCTATAATAATAATAATATATCTAGTTTTATCTATTTTTACATTACAACCTCGTAAAATAAAAAGTGGATTTGATGTAATGCCCATTTGCCCTGATTATTGGAAATTGGAAACAGTTAGTAAAACGCGAAAAGATTCTATAATTAATAATACTATAAAATATGATGGTGATGGTAAATGCCCTGGTCATTCATTAGAAAGTGGCGAAAATTGTTCTTTAAAGGTCAATCCAAATGATGAATATTCAATAAAAGATTCAACTGGAAAAATAGATATAGTAACAAAACATGGTTCTGAATTAAATCATAAATGTGTTCCTGACCCTATGGTATTTGGTTCTTTAACTGAATATAGTTCAATGAATGATAATTTATTTAAAAGTAAAAATAAATTATATATGGCTTCTGAGTTTAGTAATTCAACTAGTAAAGATACGAATATTGATCGAGATTTAGGTGGAAATGCCTTAAATAGTAAAAATGATGGAACAATTAACAAAGCAGATAAAATGAGACTTGAAAATGATGCAAGATTTTTATATAAAGAATCTAAACAAAATAAAGTAAATACAGATAAAAGACAATATATTGATGGTTATGATGCAAGCAATGAATTATTAAAATATGCTAAATTAACAGGTGCTTATAAATATGATTGGAAAAGAACTGGTAGTTCTGCTACTGAAAATTCACCATTTGATGGTTCCTTATTTGTTGATAAAACAAAGGATTATAAAAAATATCCATTGATTTGCAACGAAGTTTATCCTGAATTATTAGATAAATTAGAAAAAGAGCAAGGTAAAGATAAATTAAAATGTGAATTAGCTAAAACATGTGGTATATCATGGAGTAAATTAGATTGTTATTCCAATGTAGAATAATTTCTACATATACCAAATGTTTTTCTATGAAAATCCGTTAAACCATGTTCAAATATAGCTTCGTGATGTTTTTTTGTTCCATAACCCTTATTTTTTTGTATATCATATAATAATAATTTATTATTATTTGCCACTAAATCCTTGATATATTTTGTATGATAATCTTTCGCTAATATTGATGCAGCTGCTATGCTCAAATATTTTGAATCTCCTTTGGGTACACATTCGTATTCAATAATATCATTATCATATCCAGGGGGGATATACGGTTTAAAGTTTGGCCCATCAATTACCAAATAATCAAAATTAATCTTTTTATATGCTATATCTATTGCACGATGCATAGCTTTAATTGTTGCATTTAAAATATTGATGTCATCTATCTCTTTACTTGTGGCTTCTCCTATTCCATAAGTTATGCAATTTTCTTTTATGTAGTTTGCTAGAAATTCGCGCTTTTTCTCGGATAGTTTTTTAGAATCCTTAATTTTTTTATAATTTTCATCTGGAAATTCCGCGGGTAGTACAACACATGCAGATATTACTGGACCAATAAATGTACCTCTTGCAACTTCATCCACACCAGCTACTAATTTATTTTTATCAGGCAAAATATACTCTTTATAGGTCATTAATGCGTTTGATTCCTTATATTTAATATATTTATAAAAAGTGAATAATAGAATCATTTTTTTATATTTTTGTACCCTCTTGGCGTAATTGGATAACGCGTTCGACTTCTAATCGAAAGACTATGGGTTCGAGTCCCATAGGGGGTATAAAAATATTATATATATATATTAATAATATGTGCTTTTTGTATGCATGTAATCTATTTTTTAGATTATATGATTGTTGTATATATCATATAAAAAAATATAAAGAAGACCGTAAAGAAGCAGAAGAAATGCAATCTTTACTTAATGAAAATCCTTATTACGCATTAGAGTAATTTTATTTTTTCATAGCACAAAGTATCTTACAATTACCAAAGTTGTCATCTATATAACATTTATGAGTATTTTCTTTATTCGTCATTATCAATATTATCAAAATCTTCAACATGTTGAGGCTAGTATATTATAATTATTCTGTTAAAATATGGTAAATATTTAGAGATTTTTTCATATGTTTATATATCTATTTCTGTCAATGAATATTGTTGCAATAAAATTGATATTCTTCATACTTACAATTTTTTCTTCACTAATATTTTGATTACATGGCAATATTTTTGCTCCTTTAATTAATGTATTATTTTCATCATCTAGAATATAAAAAATGATTGTGATTAATACCATTATATATTATGGTACACAATACTATAATGATTGAAAATTACGAAAATCAAAGAGAAATATTTATTAATATTATTATTGATATCTTAGATACAATGATAATTAATATTACTAAAATAATATTACTATTATTCATGTTTATAGCATTTATAATTACAAATGCATTTATTAGAAATTATTATATATACATATAAATATTTAATTACAACTAATATAAAATGAAAGTATTAGTACTATTTGTATTTCATGAATATAATGACAATGTTAGGAATTTTTTTAACAATTGTATATTCAAAGATGATAACATAGATTTTATAGTTATAGCTAATAATAAAAATTATGATTTTAGTAAATTAAATTTACCAGACTATGTTATCACTATGAATAGAGAAAATATAGGACGTGATTTTGGTGGATGGAGTGAGGGATTGTTACAATACAATCTATATAAAAATTATGATAAATTTATATTTGCAAATTCAACTATAATTGGTCCATATTTAAAAGATAATAATAAAAAATGGACCGACAGTTTTATAAATGGATTATCAGGTAATATTAAATTATTTGGATGTACTATTAACAATGCATATTTTTCACATGTACAAACCTACATATTTAGTATGGATAAAGAAGCCCTTGAATATTTAATTAAGAAAGGTAAGTTTACAATTACAAATTACCCTTCTACTGCGAGAGAAGCACAAGAGAATGAAATATTTATGTCAAAAGACATTACTGATAATGGATGGAATATTGGATGTTTATTAAAATGTTATCAAGGTTTCGATTTTACTTTTAAAAATAAAAAAAAAAGAGATATGGCTAATGTATTATATGGTGATATTATGTTTCCACAATTTAGAAATGTTCTTTGGAACGAATATGATTTAATATTTATCAAAGGAAATAGAGTAAAATTACATCATCATTGATACATTAGATACTATTACAACACACAATAACACTAAGAAGCAATATAATATCATTATATTGGTGTCTGTATATATACTTATAACACTATTATCATCTTTTGTTTTATAATTATCTATAAAACTTTTATAATCAGATACATTATAAAAACCATATACTATAATCAATGCTAGCATTAATAAGCCAACTGCTCTAATTATTAGTTTTGCAGTTTCATCTACATATAAATTAGTTTGAGTACTTGCCAATAGAGCGAAAGATACACCAGCAACAGTAAATAATGTACGATTTACTGATTCAAAAATTGATGTCTTGGATAGTAGTATATCATTTTCTATTGTAGTCATTTACTTAATTATAACATATTATTTTAGCTTGGTTGTAATTAATGCCAAGCCTGTAAATATTAAAATAATACCAATAAATTGATATAAATTAATTGTTTCATTGAAATAAAAATATGATAGCAAAATAGTTATAATAGGGTAGCAAGCTATCACAATTGTACTTATATTTGTTTCCGTATTTTTAAAAACAATTATATAGCTATATTGGCCATATAAATATACAAACGCAGTTGTTATAAAAAGTAATGCAATATAATAACACTTATTATATGATGATTTAAATAAGATATTTAAGTCATTTTTAACTATTTCATAATTATTGCCAAAAAATATTAAAGATATTGTAAATAATGTAATTATTAATTTTGTTATTATAAGTATTGTAATAGAGTCTATATCTGTTATTAATAAACTTTTATATAAAACAGGTAATATACCGAATGAAGATGCCGCTATTATGTGATGTATTATTTAAATTAATTAAATATTTTTTTACAAGATAGAAAGGGGTATTTTTCATATAGTTTGAATATAGCTTTTTCTTTCATTTTTGCTTCAATCATAATATCAATAGAGGTATTATATTTTTCAGGTATTTCGAGCAAATAGTTAGGGATAACTTCAATATAATCACTGTGATGTCCACATTTGCCTGCACCTTGTTCACTGACATGAAACTTTGGTTTTATATTTCTACGTTTCCAAGTTTCTAGGATTTTAGGAATATAGTTAGCTGGTATATCTAGCTTTTCATTAGGATGCATAATATTATAACAATCATAATGATGTGTATCAAATACCACAGGAATATTTACACGTTCAGATACTTTTAAACAATCTTCAATTGAGAAATTGCGTTCACAATTTTCAAGTACAAGGCGTCTCTTAATATTATCTGGCATTTTCATATAATTTTCACACCATCTATCAATGGTTTTCTCTTTATCACCATATATGCCTCCACCATGAATTACCATAACGGAATTATTACCTAGTTCCATCATATCCAATACTGATGCGTGATAATTTAAATCGCGAATAGTATGTTCTATTACATCATCATTTGGACTACCAATACAATTGAAATGTCCGGGGTGAAATGTCAAACGTTGATTATATTTCTTTGATTTCTCACCTATTTTTTTTAGCAAATCTTTTGCAAAGTCCAGAGTATAATTTGGTGCTTTTGGATTAGAAATATGTGGAAACATTTCGCTTGAAAGCCGGAATACTTTAATACCATTTGCTTCATTCCAATCCATCATTATTAGAGTATCTTGCAGATTTTCTATGATTTTATTTTTTAAATTATCCACACCTTTTTCAATGAGTGTTTTTAAAATGACACTGCGGGAAGAAAATACTGTTGGCTTGCATTCTCTTAGTTCAATGTTAAGACAGCAGAGACCGAGTTGGATAGCTTTGTTCTCGCTAGTCATTATTCTTTATGATATGTTTTTTATATATAAGAGCATAATATCAATTTTTAAAATGAGTACATAATTTTATTTTATAATAGATATTATTAACTTTTAAGATTTTCAATAGATTTAGAGAATTATGTACTCATTTTAAGATAGAATTGTTCTTAAATAATAAAAAATTGATTATTTATGGTATAAAGGTATATTACCAACATCATGAACGTGAACATGGAACTTGTCTTCGACATCGTCTTCAACAACGAGAAAAGCTTTGATGATATCACAGTTGAAAAAGCCAAGATGCTCGTTTGTACCTACAAGCCAGCCATTGAACAAAGTAATATTATTACTCCAATTGAGATTGATAATGGCCGCGAGTTGTGCAATCTAGTATATAATAATATTATCGAGATGATTATTATGGCAAAATATACTATGTTTCAAAATCGCAAAAATAGTAAAAAAAAAACGGTTAGCTATGATATTTATTACACGGAAATCGTTGAAAAATATAATAAGTTTTCAGACATAGCAAGGAAAGAGTTTAACTATGTGATTGTGTCAGATTACTTGGAGTTTCTTAAAACATGTGTTCTTTACAACGTTGAAAAAGAAGATGTATTAATTGCAGAAAAATACAAAAATCTTCTTGATATGCTTGATATTGAGCTAACCAAGGATATCATTGCAGATTATTCCGATAGTACAATGCCGTTTATTGATCTAAACTGGGATAATCTTGCAAAGTATCCCGATAATCCCGCAAGTATAATGAAGTTTGGAAATTTATACGAATATTATGTCGAGAAAATGCTCGAAATCCACGCCAATTTCTAAAAAATGATATATGTATTATATGTGTATATATTTTTATATTTTAGGATGTTGTACAAATGTGTTATGAAAGTAAATATTGATGAGGCTGTATATGATATTAGTGAGGAAATTTATAGACAACTACATAGAGATAGTAATAATAATAAGAATAATGAAACTATTTTAATGGATACAATTAATCAATATGTGGATAACTATTTGGATACTTTGACAACTTATGATTTAAATGCTATACTACTTGCATATGGTATAGATAAAGCTGTAATAAATTATGCAATACGTTATGATTTAAATAAAATAAATATTTTAAAATTTTCAAGAAATATTATAAAAAACCTTATTATTAATTCTTATGAAATCATTATATAAATACATATTCTAATTCATATTTTTTATCAATAGCCATTTGATCTTTAATTTTATTTATTGTTTTTGTGTCATATATATTATAAAATACATTTTCTATCTTAATCATTTTTAATCCACAGCGCGTTTTATATACTGGTAAAGATATATCCAATATCTTAAAAAGTTCTTTTGTCAGTATCTTTCCATTTTTACCCATATATTTCTACTTATTTTAAATTTTATATTTTTAATACAAGAAAAATAAAAATTGATAGTCTTATATTTATATAAAGAATATCCAAGATACATATATAACAATGAACGTGCTCCTTCCCAAGAACCTCGACATCAACAAAATCAAGTATTCCGAGCTTAAAGTTATGAAATCGGGTGCTAAATCAGTATATGTTAATTATTCTGGCTCAAAAATCAATATTCAAACTCCTGTAATGAATATTCCTTATGGCGTTAATGATAATCAGAAGTTTATCAAAGATGATCCTAAGCGCAAAGATGAGCCTCCCAAGTATGATATCACTGTATCATTTAAGGGTATTGATGAAAATCCAAAAGTTAAAGTCTTTCATGATAAAATGAAGGAGCTTGAAGAAAAAATTATTGATGATGCTTTTGCCAATCGTCTTGCATGGTTCAAGAATAATTATGGTGGAAACAAAGACACAGTATCCAATATGTTTTCTCATATTATCAAGCACGATAAGGATAAAGAAACTGGTGAAATTGCTAATAAATATCCACCAACATTCAAGGCAAAGATCCCCTATAATCCACTTGAAAGCAAATTTGAGTTTGATGCTTATGATATGGATAATAATGATATTAATTTCTCAGAATATGTAGGAAATCTTAAAGGTGGTCGTGCACAATTTATCATTCAACTAAATGGTATTTGGTTTTCGGCTGGTATGTTTGGTTGTAGTTGGAAGATTGTATCTGGTAAGTTTCAACAATCAAATTCTTCAAAACCTACATTTATCCCAGACAGTGATGACGATGTAGTAGAAGAAGATGAAGAGGATGAAGAAGATATTGAAGTAGATACTGACGCAATTAAAGCGAAAGAAAAAGAAACAAAAGAAGAGGATGAAGAAGAGGAAGAAGAGGAAGAAGAGGAAGAAGAAGCAGTCGAGGCAGCCGAAGAAGAGGAAGAAGAACCAGAGCCTCCTAAGACAGTAAAGAAAGCTCCTGTTAAGAAAGCTACTAAGAAATAAAATATAATTTAAACTGTTTGTATTATATAATATTTATTTTTTTATAGTATAAATAATATTATTATAACTATAATTGACATAATAAATCTACCTAATGGTTGAGGTTCATTATAATCTTCGTCAAATATTTCTATATTTTTTGATATCAATTTTGCAATCATATCTAATATTTTATAAGCTATCGGCAAAGATAATATAGCAAAAAATAATCCACCATAAAAAGCTGTTTTAAATTTACATATATATTTGTCCATAACACTTTCAGTTTTTTTTTTTGGTTGCAATGCTGAAGGAGGAGTGTATACAAAATCAGGAGTATACTTGATATCGTTATTATTATATGTATTCATTTATTACATATATTCTACATAATAATATAGTAAAAAATTATTTGGACTATTTAATGTTTGACCTAAATTAGAAAATCCACTAAATGTAAAACCTTCTGACATGTTACCATCAATAGATGAATCATTACCCAATATAGAAAATACACTTGATAATATTGATGAAGTATTTAATCCCGACATCCACGATGGTATATTCTCATAAAAATCATTAGAACACATAGCAAGTGCTTTTACGAAATTACAGCATAAAACATATAAATCATTTTTACACTCCTTTAACATTTTTATTCCATCTTTGCAAAAATTAAACACAATATCATCATCAGCAATATCTCTAAAATACTTATTACTTTCTTCAATAGATGTTGAAAAATCCCTAAAATACTTTATAGTCTTTAAAATATCTTCATTTGACATTTTATTTAACCAGTCAGGACTATTATAAAATCCACGTCTTTCTAATTCTATTGATAAATCAGTAAATGCATGCATATTATTTTGCCAATTATATCCAATCTCCCTACGCGATATGTTGTTATATTCCATAAATTTATTAATTTTCCATATTATATCACTAGATATCTTCTCTCGCGTATATGGATTATACGGCTCTTTATCTTCATCTTTACAATTACTTATAAAATGCTCTAATTCTATAACATCAAATCCATATGTTCCATTACTATCTTTAATTATAAATAATCTATTATCTGGTATATCTTTAATATATTCGCACGAAAATAAATCATCAGTATTAATTATATCATTTTTATTAATATCCCGTGATAATAAATAGTATTTGTATTTATCTTGAAATAATCCTAATTTTTGTGTACTATTTATTTTGTAAGTTTTTTCATTAAGATCATGTAGATAATTAAACAAATCTTGTTTTTTATTTTTTTTTTCTTCTAAATATTTCTTAGATATCAACAATAATATTTTATAAGGTATATTTTTAAGCAATTCAATAAATAAATAACCTGGTTTTTCCTCTTGATAATCAATTATATTTATATTATCCGTAATATATTTATACAGATTAAAAATATCATTCATTGATATATAAGTTTTATTTCCAAATATTTTATGAAATATTTTATAAATTAATTCATTGTTATTGTTATGATATCTGCAAAATACAGAATCATACTTAGAATACCTTTTACATATTTTAAAAGTTTTTTTATTCCTACAAATACATTTCATTGTATCTTCCATATAATTATTATTTAAAATAATATATTTTTTATTTATATATTAGCAGGATATAATAAACCCGCATTGACATAACTATTATAATCATATAATTTACCATCCATCATAACATATTTAACACCATCTTTGCTAACCACTTTACCCTTATTTTTACGTGTTTTTTGATATTTCTGATGTTGTTGTATTTTATTATCCGCCGCAATATTATCAGTATATGCTAATTTATTATCGTTTACATTTATAGGCCAATTATAGCATTTATAACCGTTTTCTAAGGGTTTATTTTTCTTGGAATGAGTTACACAATCGATCGATGATGATTTTAACATATTTAAAAATGAGTTAATTAGTTTCTCTTTTTTCTGAGCCAAATGTAAAATATGTTCATCTGTTGTTAATTCATTATCCTTCTTTCTTAAAGTTGGATTATTAGCCAATTGTTCTTTTGTCAATTTCATTATATACATAAATACTTCTACATTTTGATCTTGCTTTGGTAATGAAACATGACTGCATGTTCTTACTGCGCGACCAATGACTTGATTTATTCTAACAGAGTTCCAGAAATATTCTGTTACCAATACACGACGAACATTTTTAAGAGAAATACCTTCTGCTCCTGATTGTGTAATCATCATAGTTTTTACTAATTTCCCATATCTCTGGTCAATGCTATCTATATTTTCAATTTGCATTCTTATATTATCTGGTAACAACGAAAAATCTCCATTAAATAAATTCATAAGTATATTTGTTTTTGTTCTATCTGCATTGAAAACAACATAGCGTTTACCGTCGTATTTTTTATCAAAAATATCAATGTCTTCTAATATATATCCAAAATCTTCATTTTTTGTTACATTTATTTCAACATATCCGTTTCTATTCATTATTTCTTTCAATACACCTAATCCTTCTACCATGCGAAATTGCGAATAAACCAATACTGTTCCCGGGGATTCATTCATATCTTTCAACATTTCAGCAAACTTAGGACTATAAAATTTCTTTAAATTATCTACTTCAATAGCATCGCTTTTTTCTAATTTACTCATAGCATCATCTAGTTGTTTTTCATACTGTGCAGCAACAGCTTTATTAATATCTTTTTTATCTACTTCTACATCATCGTCGTCATCATCATCATTTTTAGCTAGCTCTTTTTTCATCACCATACGTATATCTTGTGGAAAAGCTCTTTTAATATTGTCTGGAAATACGAAATTGCAAACCATTCTACTAAATGCTCTGTACACGGAATTAACATCTGCATTTCCTTTATTGCCAAAACGTTTTTTTCTATCATCCATTTCCATTTCTTTACGTCTTACATCAACATATTTACTTAATTGGTGACCAGTCATATTAAGATATTTGAAATTCATTGGTAACATTCTAGGAAAGAATTCTGAACCAGTTGTTTTATAATAACTTAATATACCTAAGACACGTCGCTTAAATAAATCCTCATTTTTAACTTTAATATTTTCTGGATCTGTATCATCAACAAATAATTTATTGAACTCATCAGCAATGTTTGGAAGAGCATAGTAATTTTGCACTTTGCTTTTAATAGAAACTTTTACATCAGTTTTATTTATAGATTTAGTGATATCATCAATAATACTTTTCTCAGATTTATCCCATTTATCTTTTTTGATAGAAGAATTATCACTTGTATTGCGCAAAAAATCTTGTGTCAATAATACAATACTAATATTATCTTTATCAGTGTGTATTTCATCAACATATTTATAGAGATTATTATCACTTAATATTTTTTCAATAGCATCTTTATTAGGTGGTTTTGATGCTTTCAATAAAGGTAATTCATAAGATGTCATAGGACCCCGTATTAAGTTAATTAAAGTTGCTATTTCATAAGGTTGATTTATAATAGGTGTACCTGATAATAAAACCATCTTAATATTTTTAGCAGTCATCATATGATTATAAATTGCACGTGCCAATCTTGATCCATTAACAATTCTACTAATAAAATTATGTATTTCATCAATTATTACAAATGTATCATCAAATGGAGATTTTCCCAATTCTTTTATCATTTTTGCTGTTAACCCATTGTAATTGATGAAAGTATAGCGATTTCTTATAATATGTCCAATTGTTGCATTAACAGTATCTTTATATTTACTTGGTATTTTTGAGTATTTAGTTTTATCAACAACAATTTCTGCACCAGCTATATCATCATTGTATAATGGTACCCATACATGTCCGTCTTTTTTTACTATTTTATCTGTAATAGCATATTTTGCAAGTGCCTTCATCATTTCTTTGTTAGATTTTGTTACTTTTATCATAGTCCATGATTTCTTTAAATTTAGCCCCGTAGTTGATATTTTCATTAATTCGTTTTCATAATTTTGAGATAAGGACGCTGGTGTCATTATAACTACTTTTTTTTTATTAATATAGCCTTCGGCAGCAGCAATAGATGCTGCAGATTTACCAGAACCTAGTTCGTGATATAATAATATACCTCTATAAGGGCTATCAAATTGCATATAATCTTTTACAATGCGTTGTTGTGAAAATAAAGATACTGTTTTAATATCAATATCACAACTATCACCTGAACATTCACATGATTTATCTTTTATTTTAGTATCATATTTTGATGGATGAAATGTTTTATATATATATTTATTATAACCCACGCGATTAGGTAATATCCATTCACTTGGCTTTACTTCTATATCCATGTCTTTCTAATATAATAACTTAAATTTAAATTAGCAAAAAAAATAATGTAATATATAATAAAGTGAAATGATTAATATTGAGAAATTGTTAGATAAATGCGAATGTATGACTTTATTATGTACACGAACAGCTACATATTGGAGTTATGTTAAGATGTGTTTTAATATACCATTAGTTTTAACAAGTTCAGCTATGTGTATCATAAATAGTATTAGTACAGATGCTAATGTTGTTAAAATCCCTAATATTGTAGTAAACGCTGTGAGTGTACTTATAATGTCTCTTTCAAATAGCATAAAATCAAGTGAAAAGTTTGAAATATTCAAAAAATTATCACAACAATTTATGTTATTATCACAAGAACTTGAAGCACTTGAACAGGATAATGAAAATATTAAAGAAAAACTTAACATAATAAACTTAAAATATGAAAATCTAATACAAGATTGTGCATTTGAAGACATACCACAAAAAAATAAGACAAATGTCGCTAAATTATTCGGAGACGCCAATAGACATATTCCAATACAATTAAATGGAACATCAGGTAATAATATTGCAAGAAGACAACCAGTAATGTTAGCTCAAAAAGACGTATCGCTTGTAACTATTGGTGATTCAAGTGAAGAAAATATAAAACGTGCAAAAGAAATATTAGCAAAAGCTAATTTAGATGTATGATTAGCTGTATAAAAATCCCATATCCTCATACACCATACTCTCATCATCTGTATCCTCGTCAATTGCAGATAATTGTTTTTCATTTTTTTCCTCATTTTCATACATATTATTAATATCATACATATCCTCTTCTTCCTTATTTTCTTCTACATTCATTAAATCATTTTTAATTCCTGCCTTCTTTAAATTACTAATAAGTTGATTTTCATCTACTGTTTTATCATTTAATATGCTAAGCTTTTTCTGTTTATTTTCTTCTCGCTTCTTATTTAAAAATTCAATATTCTCTTCCATTGTTGGAAAGGTAGATACATCAAAAGTATTTAGCATATATTTCATAATATTTTTAGAATTTAATTCTACAAATTCTCTTGGCAAATCTACTTCTGAACGTATTTTTCCGTTTTCTACGCTTTCCGGACTAAATGGTAAGCATAATGCTCTGCTTAATATATACAAGTTAATTCTATTTATATCAACAACAACATCATCATTTAATACTTTATTCAATTTATAAATGTCCTTTATAATATCTTTGATATATTTAATAGATTTATTAACAAGCAAATTGATATTATCATCTTCATATTCTTTTTTATATTGAAATAATATTTTACATATATTTAATAATATTTGTTTTATATTGATATGTTTTGACATAAAGTTATTAGCTAAATCTTTATTGTTAATTCTGGCTGTTTTTGCCATTATATTAATATTGGTCTCAATTAGTTTATTTATATTTTTGGCATTATTTTTTAATTCGTCTATGATATTGTTAGGTAATAACGGATTTTTATCATACATTGTTTCGAGCCAGTCAAAAACAATGTTTTCATTATCATTAATACCATAAATATAATCTTCAACATCTATTTTGTTAATATTACTATCTTTCATTATTTCATCCTTGATGCCATCAAGATTAGGAACATATCTTAATTCTCTTGCTTTATTTGTAGCTCTATTAGTAGAATAAAATTTCTTAATCGCTATTAAATCTTTTCTACCTGCTTTTATTAAATCCGCATCATTGTCAAACGAATCATCTATTTTTTTCAAGCAACAACCAACTAAATATTTATGTATTTTTTTATAATTTACACCAGGCATATATAAAAGTGCATTTACAAAGTCCCTTTCTAGTTTTTCTTTATTACCTTCTTTATAACTTTTCAAGAGTTTTGCTTGTTCTTTTAAACCACGTTCCACCTTCTTTTTTTCAGCATTTATCTCATGTTTCTTTTTTAATTCGTCAATTATATCACTATATTTATCTGTAATTAATTTTTTAACACTATCAGATATACTATCTAAATCAACTCCAAACTCATTATCGTCTTTAAAGTTTTCTATTACACATTCTAGTAAATATGGTAACACACCATTCTTAGCATTATTTATAGGAGCACCATATAAATACCATTTATCAACAAAAGAATTATTTAAATAGTTTTCATCTATTAAAATAGTATTATCTAGTATTTTTTCTTGAATATTTACTGTCCATGATGCTATTGATAACGCTAACATATTGTTGAGAGCTTCTATATATTCTTCATTTACTGCATATATTATTTTGCTAATATTTGGATCTTGGTCTTTCACAATACCTTCCATAATCATTTTTGGTTTAATTTTAATAAAATCTGTTATAGCTTTATGTTCAATATCTAATTCAGCTTCATTAAAAGCTTTTTTATATCTATTGTATTTAGTTGGTACACTTTTGTAATATTTAAAAAGCTCATTACATAGTAATTCATAATCTAATTCTAGATGCGACAATTGACTTATATTACTTAGAAATTTCAATATAATGCGTAAATATTCTATAAATCCTTCTTCATTTTTATAAGTAATGTTTTTAAGATATTTATCAAAGTTATTTATTTTTTTATTTTCATAAATATTTTCAACTAATTCAGCAGCAATATTATCCATTTCTTCAAGGTCTAGATTTTCGTTAATAAATTCATCATCTATGCCACCTTCATAATTATCTCTATCAGCACCTTCTTTTATCTCTTTGGCTTCACGATATGATAATAAATACTTTTTACCATCGGTATCATAATCAAATATATGATCTCTTGAATATTCTAATAATACTTTCATATATTCATGTTCATCAATGATATTTTCAGTATTTTCATGTGTATCTATAATATTATTAATTGCATCAATGCCTTCATTAATATTAATATTTTTAAGAGATGCCCTTATATTTTTAAGTATATCATCTGGATTTGCATCATTGAAATGTATTGAATTAATTATATCATATATATTGAGTTTTTTAACATCAACCAATTCTTCTACTATAATATTATTAACACGATAATCTTCAAGGGATTCTTTTAAATTAGCTAAAAAATTTATTGTTTTATCATTTAATTTAATTAATTTAATAGAAGATGATAGTTTTTTAAAAAAGGTTAGTTTTTTATTTATGATATCGCTCTTCTTTATTCTATATACTCTATTAACATTATTGCGTTCTTTTTCATAACTAGTTAAAGATTTCATATGTTCGCATAAAATTTCAAAATCTTTATCATTTATAAAATCTAATGAATGTCCGAATCTTTTAAATATATTATCAATGTTACTATAATCAAGAGCAAAACAATCTTTGAGATATTCAATAATATCTTCAATTTTAGGTTTTACAGACTTAACTAATTTGGTGACACTATTAAAACCATCTGTTTTTACTAAATTAATATTAGTAGAGTTTTTTAAATGTGATACAATCTTAGTATAAACATAATCATTAACAGTACATGTTGGAATTTTATAATAAGCAGATAATAGTGGTAAATTAACATCATCGATTGGAAAAACGGGATAATATACAGGATATTCTTTATTTTCTGGTTCAATCATAGCATTAATACGGGATGGTGGTTTGAATTTTAGATTTTTAGATGTTGGTTCATAAGTAATAGCAAAAAAATATCTATTTTTGGCTTCATTATGTTTTATAGTATTGAGTTTAGTTAATTTGTTAAAATAAGTTGCATCATCCTGAATATCTTCCCATTCTAATTCATTGTTTTTTTTTATAGCTTCTGATGAAAAGATATAATTAGAATAATCAGAAATATCGCCATTCTCGGATTTTTTGTGATCTAATATATCATAAAATAATTGCGTAACGGATTCCGAACGTTTTCTATTTTGAAACATTTCATGTAAGTTCTCATATATATCATTGCGTGATAATGCAATAAAAAAAGGGTTATCTTTTATAATTTCATCTAAACTCAATATTTCTAAATATTCTATATCGTCTATTTCTTCATCTTCAATAGTAAAAATATTATTTTCTATTTCAACAGACATTTATAAGATATAGCTTTCTCTTTTAATACAAAGATATATTTTATAAAACATTATTTTCAATTGAGAACTTATTCCAATTAATTTTAATATTAGATAATGTATCAATAATATCTTTGCAATTTGCTTCAAAGAATGATGTGACAACTTTATCATCTGTAACATCTTCAAGAGTAATTCTAACAATCATAAGTTGTTTCAATGGATGTGGGCAGATATATCCCACATATACACAATTTGTATCATTAAACTTGCTTTTTTCGCGAATATATTTATTATGTATAAATGATTGTATTACATTACCAATTGTATCATCTTCATTTTCTATAATAAATTCATAACATCCTTCAATATCTTGAAACTTTTGCAATTTAATTTTAGTGGATGAATCTAATTTTACTAGTTCTTGTCTGATAGTATTTAGCTTTTCAATCATTATATCAAGTGATTTTGGTATTAAATATTTAGGTCCCACATTTATATTGATATATTCAATATCAAATTTAAACTTATTTGGATCACCATATTTATTTTTATAATAACATCGTTCTTTATCCAAGACATTATCATATTTAGATGCTTCTGATGGGTCTTGTATATATGTAAAGTTAGAAAGAGATACAGGATTAAATGATGCATTATCCCTAGCAGTACGTTTGACAACTTTTGCAGTAAAGTGTAGATGTTCACCTTGGCGTAATCTTGTAATTAGAATATTATCATTGGATACTTTATTTGGCGGAAATAACTCTTTTAATTTTTTTTCAGATAATTCCTCACCATTCATAGTAGCTTTTAAATCACTTGTTTTAACATTTAATGTTTTACCAGTTTCATTTTTAACATTTAGTTCTAATTTTAGACTGTTATCTTCATATAATTCAATTTCTTCTTCGGATAAACATATAGGGATTAGTCCAATCCGATGAATAATAAACTCATTGTGTAAAGCACCAGTATTAGTAATTATATTTACAGTTGGTTCATCTTTATCCAACTTTTCCCCGATTACACCAGGAATTGGTATATCTGTTAGAATAGTACGTCGCAATCCATTTACAATCGCTAAATCCATATTATTAATTTCAAAACTATGGTTATTAGTGGGATCTTTAATATCAAAGGTGTAATTTTCAAACATGCTGTCCTTACTTATATATTAATAAAAATCTATATCTTATATATCAATTTTTTAAAAAAAATAATTAGCGTTGTTTAATTTTATTTATTATACTTTTTAAATTATTTAGTGTAGCTACCTTAGCTTCTTGTTTTACAGCGAGTAATCTATCTGTTTCTTTACTTTTTATTTTAATATCTTTTTTTACTATAATTTTATTGATATGTGCTTGTAATTTTTTGATATCTTTATGCATAGTATTAGCACGTTTTATTTCATCTTTAAAATCACTTTGATAAGATGGCAAATATTCTACTTTATTTTGTTTTATACATTTTTGTTGTTTCTTAATATTTTTTAATAGATTTTTTTCAATTTTGCATTGTTCTTTTATCATTTGTTTTAATAATTTGATATTTTCATAAAGTGTCATTTTACCACTTCCTACTTGACCACCTATTTGCATTTTTTTCATTATATTTTTTATTTTATTATTTAGTTCATCCTGAACTTCTCTTCTAATATTATTAAGCTGTTGTTGTGCATTAAGTTTATCAAATTGTTGACTTAATACAGAATAGCCCCCTGTTTGACAACACGTTGAATGATTATTTATTAAATCTTGTTGTTTCGATTTAATATCATCATAAAAATCTTTGAGATAATATGTTGAACTCATTAATCTATTATAAAAAAAGAATTTAATTAATTGGAACCTGTTACAATACCATATATAGCTAGTATTATTATTAATATCATTGGTAATGTTGATAATATAGTTACTATCCAACTCCACAAATGACATTCACCTGATGTTAAACATGTTATATTATAGGCTGTTAATAATATAACTAAAATATATATTAAATATGCAAACATATATAATCCAATGCCTTCCATATAAATATTTAAAATTAAAGCAATGATTGTAGATATTATACTAATCACAATATAAACCCAACCTTGTGTTGAAAAGTAGCTCATTCTAATATAATAGGATATTTTATGAAATGAGACTATTCATAATTGCGAAACACATTGATGTCCTTGGATTCATTTCATTAATAGGGTTAGATGCAAAGAATTGAATTAGTGTCTTGATATTTTTGATATCATTGCATTGGCAAAGATAATAGTATACATTTGCTGATGTAATCATCTTTTCTTTGTAAGTTGTAACTTGGAGATTCCTAAGTTGTGCGAGATGATATTGAATAATTGGAGGAAACTGTTTATCCAAATCTTTATTCATTTTATATCTACCATATCTTGGAAAGTATGTTGTTGTAGACACATAATAGTTATAGAGACTATCTTTGATAGTAGAAATTAGCGTGTGAATTAGGTATGTTGGGTCAATATGTCTACCATTATTATCGATGGGTAGTACAATATTTGGAACATAATTACTAATATAATCCTTGATAGTATAATCTTGTTTATTTTTCATATATACGCTAAGAATATTCATCCAGGTATTTGGATGACATGGATCTGTTTCTTCACGATAGTTAATGATATCAGTAGATACTTTATAGAGTTTAACTGAATCATCTAGTTTCTTTTTAATGATTAGTCCATAACTATATGGATTACCATTGATATATCCAAGTGCTTCTGTTACGTTTGTAAACTCTTTTGGATAATTGATGCCAACTTCTGTATAAGCTTGAAGTCGTGTTGTATGAATATCTTCTTCTACAAGCGTATTTCTATTTTTAGTATTAACGTGAATAAGTTCTTTATAATTTTCACCCAGAACATTGGTATAATCAATGATGTGAATATTTTCATGATGAACAATGATGAACTCATAAGCCATTTCTGGGTTCAATGGTGTGACAAATTTACTTCTTAGAATATTTGATACTTCATATGGTGCCAATGATAGCTCTTGTTCCGTGAGTTGTTTTCCATAATATTTATACAAGATTTCATCGAACATATTACCATGTGTTTTTGTTGGATGCGAGAATTTAGAACTATTAGCATCAGGACAGCTTGATGTTCCAAAATGCCATTCGCCATTATGATTATATATAGTAATCATTGTGCCATCATAGGCCTCATAACATTTATCTTGGTCGCTGTAAACATTTGCCATATATGTATTAATATCGCTGCGTACTGGAATAGAATTAGCGTATGTTACCACGATATTATTATTAAATGATAGAGTAAAGTCTAGTACGATACTGCGACATTGCTCATAAAGCTCGCGATATTCATATACTTCCCCCATTTTATAATTATTATGTAGCAACATAATATCAGAACGGTTTTTGAATTTCTTTACCTTAATATTGGGCCAAAGATGATATTTTTTTAATACCATAATTAAACAGTTAGCATATGTTTTATTATCATCATTGATACTGTTGTAAATATCATAGGTCTCAGAAATGAGTTCGTTGACATGTTTGGGGAAACTGGTTGCAGGTAGAGAAGAATTCATAATAGTAATTACTAATAATCTTATAAGTCTTATATCAATTTTTTATTTATCTACCTTATTTTTACAATATTTATCAAACCACTGTTGTCCCACAATTTTTGAAGCCTCATCGGTAGTCATTTGATTTTGTATAATATCTTCTCGCATTTTTAAAAAGTATTCTAAGCTTTGATATTCAAAGCCTTCTTCTTTTGTTACCATTTGATATAACATCGGATATCTCTTTTCAAAAAACTCAACTCTATCAATATTATCTTTTAAACTAGCAATAATCTCCTTAAACTCTATTTTATTTCTATTTTCTTCAATATATAGCATAATATCTTGAACTATAATTCTTATTTCATTAGTTTCCATACCGTCTTTAACAAAATCGTGTTCGTCATGTGTCTTTTGCTTTTTATCTTTTTTACCCATTTATATAATGTTTATATTATTATCTTCTTTATATGCTTAGAAAAAAGAGTACATAATTATCTAGATATCTTGAAATTCTTAAAGATTATTAAAAATCATAAAAAAATAAAATTATGTACTCAAAATACTCTTTTTTCTAATATATTAATATAAATAGAGATATCAATAATGAAAAACGAATTAGAATATACAGAGTTAGATTATTCCCCTGATGTTCCTGTACCTCCTCCTCCTAAAAATGCAGGATTATATACCGGTGATGTGCTATTTGATAAGAAACCGTGGGGTAATACTTATTTAACACCTTACGTAGAACCTGATGCTGTATCATTTAGTGCTCAATTCTATGCTAGTCATCATATACCATCATATAATAGACCTGGTAATAATACAGTATATACTGAATTATATAAAAAATATAATTTAACTGACGATAATTATAATTTTAGCTGTCACATTAACGAAACCTTTGGTTGAGGTTTCTTAATATTATCCTTATTTTTTCTAAGAAAATCACAGATGTACTTATATGTTTCGTTAACTTGCTCAAAAGTTATTCCTCCCGTAATTAGTATACTACCACTTTCAAATAATGCTCCCGTTACCTTTTTACATTCACCTATTTTATTGCCACTACCTTTGCCGTAACAATTCGTCGGGCAACAACAAATACCATTCTTATGATCACTAAATCTATTCCAGAAATATTCTAGTTTGACACCTTGATATATTCCAGGTTGAAATGAACATTTATTATTATATTCATCCCCAATAAATATTCTATGAATTTCTTTACGTTTTAATTCAAATCCCTTAGTCATCTCAGGATCACAGTAAACTTTGAAATCAGTATTGATCATCCTTATTTTAAAGTTTTGATACTCTAATTTATCTACATTAGTATCTGCAGCAACTATTTCTTTTGTTACATTTTTGTAAATATTCTTTATATTCTCAATAATATAATTAACAATTATTTCAGTATGTTTAACATCCTTGATACCAGTTAATTGTATATTACCGTTTTTAAATATTTTTACATTAGGAATATATTTATCATTAAACATGTAAATTATAGTTACTTGGTTATCAAAGCGATTTTTCTTTACCTTATCTTTTTTACTTTTTCTACGTTTTTTTGGATAAGTACCACGAGAAACATCTTCACCATCCTTCATAAATTGAATCCATACTATACCTTCATTATTATCAAAGCATTCTTCTTTAATACTAATATTATCAAATAATACATTTAAATTAATATTTGTATTGATGCCAATATTTGCATTACAAGTAATTGTTGAAATTCTATAAGGAGAAAAGTAAATTTCCGACATTGTACGTAATAAATAAAGGTTATAGCCCTTATATCATTTTTTATTTTACTAGTTTTAATTTATTTTCAATTGCATTTTTGGACACTATGGATTCTTTACCTTGATTATTAATATTATCCGTTATATTTTTGATATATGATGTATTTACTATTTCATAATTATGTGTAGTTGTTATCATTGGTGGTAAATTTAAAATGTGCGTTTTGTCATTTGTTAAATGACTACTTCTAAACTCTTCAATTGTAAGTGGACCGTTGAAAATTTTCAATAAATAACGTGATGGAGCAGGGCGAATAGCTTTATTACATCCATAATGTTTACTAAGCATCTGTATTAAACTATTTATTTCCCAAACTTTATCACTTCCACAATGAGAAGAAAAATTATAAGCATTTGCACATTCTAATGAGCAAAAGTTACCAAATGAGACATAGGTATCTGTCTTAACATTATATTTATATGGCATACCGTATGTGCGTTTTTCAATTGGGTGACAACACCAATAGCAATTATTATTATTGTTAAGTATATTCTTTGTATAGCCATAATCTAACATAAACTCATTATTAGTATCTATATTTTCTAAATTATTGTCCTGAATATTATTATAATGATTTGATTCATTTAGATAAAAACAATCAGGTTCATAAGGCTTTGGAGCCTCTTGTGTTACTAAATTATCTTCTTTGTTACTATCATCCTCAGTAATTGGCAATTGTAATATAATATCTTCATTTTCTATAAGTGTTACATCTTTTACCATTGTATTCATTAAGTTCTTTTTTTTTTTTATTTCAATTGCTTTTTCATCATGATTTTTGGGTTTTCTAGGCATATTTGATAAGTTATTAATGTATATAAGGTTATATTATTTATATGTATTTTAGTTAAAATAATTTTTGAAATATGATAACCCTTTTTTAACATCATTATTCATCTTTTTAATAGGTGATTCGGAAGATTTTAAACTTTTAGTGGCAGATGGCATAATGCATTTATTTTTAATCTCTTTAATTTCCTTGCTTAGAGATGATATTACATCTATTAAATATTTTATAATAAACCCAGCTAATAATAATATTATTAATACAAATAAGTCCATTTCTTACTTATTACTACTTTGAAAGAATAAAAAAATTAAATAAATTTTAATTGTGCACTACCATTTATTATAGAAAGTACATTAATTTCTTTTACAAAAAATTTAGCTTCATACAAAACATCATAATTATAATTTTGACCTAATACAGCTTTTGTAGCATTTTGAATTCCATTAAATGTTTCATCGTTACTGAAATCATTCGTTGTAAATGTTACAGATGTTTTAATTTGCGAATTATTATATGATCCTGATGTGTTGACCTTTTCTGGAAATAGAGCAAATGAATAACAATATATACCTGTTCTTGGTATATTAGTATGATAATAATATGGTTGAATATTATTATAATACTCCGCGTTATAATCAGCACGACTAGTATCATTTGCCCATTTAATAACAGCACTATTCATAATATGCATATTTTCAGCATATATAGGTGATCCAGTATAATTGATATAATTGTTATATTTTGGTATCATATCAGTACGTCTTAAAAACCATATAATTTCTTTAATATGATTATTGGCATTATTAATATCACAAGTAACTGTTGATTGTGACACTGTATCAACATTAGCTGTTGACATTTTAACTGTATCAATAATATAATCCATACTATTTGTTTCCAGAAGCATTTTACTTCTTTCTGTGCTATCTAAAAATACATAGGTCAAATGTAGCTTATTTTGTACATCATGATTTTTATTTTTTATAAAGTTTTGTATAGATATATTCGCATTATGTAGCTCATTATAGAAACTACTGCTAACATATGTATTTAATTTATCTGTCCAAACTTTATAGAGCGATTCTACACCTCGCTGATTTGTATATACATCTAGTGTAACCTCATTATTAGCTAACTTCAATAATGGTAGTGCCAATGAAGGATTTCTAGTAAACCAGAAATTTAAAGGTATTTGTATTTCGCGCGACTTTATACTTGGTGTCAAGCTTGAAAAAGTTGCAACAGGATAATTGATATTATAAAGTTTATTATTTACAAATGTATATTTTGCTTGAAAACTATAAGGTGCTATGATTTCAGTTACGTTACCTAATAATTTATTATATTCAATTCCATCTTTATTTGTGAGTTCATTCCAAATATTCATCCAATCGCTATACAATGTTTCAATTGTATTACCATCTATCAGTAGTTCAACGCGGTCAACATAATTATATCCAAGATTTTCAACCCATCTGAATCTCATTTCATTAGTAGAATATATATTAGGTAACCTAAATGACAAATACATATTCGTTAATAAATCAGCACGACGTTCAATTTTATACGTCATTTTTACACTTTGATAAAAACCACCATTTGCATTGTTTATTGGTGGTGTTTCATAACTTTCTAATGCAAAGTTAGTATGTTTTTTATAAACATATTTATAATAATTGATACATGGGTTTCTTGTAATATATTGATCCATTTGCCCGGTTAAAACCAACTGCATTAATCCGCCTCCCATTTTTATTGTTATATCAATACCTTAATAATATCTTATATATTATTAATAAATCTTTCTAAATTAGTATATGTTCTAGCATCTTCAAATGCCTTTACCACTTTATCTTTATTATCAGATTTATCTACAAGTAATATTGTAGGAAATCCTTGAATATCAAACTTTTTGACTCTATCCATCTTATCTTTCATATTATATTTCTTAAATTCACATTTATCAGAATGAGCTTTTTCTAATTTATCCCATATTCCGCTTTTATTAAATTGGTCACAATGTCCACAACCATCCATATAAAAATATTCTAAACTATATTTTTTTTCACTAAAAAATCCTTCACATATATTTTTACTATTTAATAATAACACAAACACAATCAACACAAAAGTAGCTAATATAACATATTCTATTTTAAACGATTTTTTCACCATTTAATATTCTATCTAAAATATTATTAGATAATTATATTTTATTATTGCTATTACTATTACTACATGGTGTATACATAACCAAATTATAAAATTCTCTACCATTTTTTTCTACAAAATCTTTTATTTTTTTATCATTTACCATTATAATTCTACAATCTAATTTATCATAATCTACTTTTTTATTATTGACAATATATACACTATTATTATTTTGCTCTAACATATATTTGTAAATAGATACGTATTTTTCATTACCATAAACTATTAAAGTACGGTAAATTAATTGATTTTTATAAACTTCTTCCAACTTGTTTACAAAATCACTAAACGATTCAATGCTTTGAATAGCAATAGTCATTTTATAATATATATTATTATTGCCTTATGTATTTAATTATATAAGATTATTTATATAGTATTATATAATACAATGAATGATAGTATTATTAAAATAGATATTTCATATTTTCAGGATAGATATAATCAAATAGAAGAAATACCGGAAAATATCAAAAATAAGGCAGTTGAACTTAATGATACTTATAGTTGTTTTAAATCATATTATGACCCTAAAATGATATGGGTAAAAAAAAATTATAATAAAAAAGAAAAACCTATTACAACAAAAAATAGATTTCATATTATAATTCCAGATTTTACCGATAACTCAATGTTAAAACGTAAATTAGTAGGATTATTGAATAAAATAACTACAAAAAATAAGAACACTATATATGAAAGCATTAAAGAAATAATTGAAGCAAATGAAAAAAATAGCGTGTTCGAGATTATATGGGAATATATAAAGCTTAATGAAAACTGCTTATACACAAATATATTAACATTTTTTGATGAAAATATTTTACAAGATAATATTGACGCTAAATGGAAGAATTACATAGAATTACGGGAATGGGATCCTCCAAAAACAATTTATGATAATGATATATTGTTATTGAACGATGAATATGATTTATACTGCGATTATATTAAGTGGAAAAAAAATATAAATAATCTTAATAAAATATGGATAAAGTTTAAGTTAAGTGAAATTCATTTTTTATTAGAAGTATTATTTGAACATACGATAGATATTCTAAAAGAAAAGAAGGTATATAAACATATTCTAGATATTTTTCTTGAACAATTATTTAAAATATTGAGTGTAACAAAAACTCCGGAAATAATTGATAAAATTAAAGAAATAGATATTTCAAACTTTAATAATTCTACAAAGTTTTTAATTTATAATATTTTAGATTTACAAAATAAATAATTTCTATATTATAATATAGAGTAAGAAACGTTAAAAATCATGAGGGAAGAAAACAATCTATCTTTTTACAGTAGCTTAATAATTCAAATGATATTTGTTATATTATTATTAATAATATACACATATTTATACAAGTTAGAAAATATCGGTTGTGAATGTTCCGAACATCCTAACAAGGATTTCATCAAAAACTTCACAATAATTGCATTAATATACTTCTTTATAACTGCTTTTGTTTCCTTAAAATCTGTTGCTAAAAGTATGGGTGGTATAATTGTACAATTAGTAGCTATCGCAACTTTCGTATTCTTCTTACTATTTGTTGTATATATCTACTATGCATTCGACTATGTTAAATATTTAACTAATGAAAAATGCAAATGTTCGGAAGACATGTCTAGAGATATCATCGCCATTGGCACTATGATATCTTTATTCTTATTCTTAACCCTATTATTCACTATAATCATCATTCCAATCTTATTAAGCACTTTAAGCAACTTATTATCTCGCATTGAAATATTCGAAGAAGAGATAGAAAATACTATCCGTAACCCAATGCGTACCTTAAAATCTACTCCTGACAGAATCGCTAGATCTGTCAAAGATGTAGGCAGCTTTGTTAAAAAAAGTGCTAAAAAAATAACTAATATCCGCAGAAAAAGATAAAAACATTTAAATATTTAAAGTACGAGTATTAGCTCCCTTTTTTCCTGATTTTTTTAATATTTGAATATCAGCAGTATCTTCAATTATTGATGTTATTTCTTCGTCGCTAACAGAAAGAGTTTCTATACGATTATCTATATCATCTTCAACAGATATATTATTATGAACATCATTTATGATATTATCTACATCATTTGCTGATTTATTACTGAAATTATTTTGTTGATATCTCGGCATTTCAGATGATATAGGATCGCTATTTAAGGAACCAAACAAGTTACTTACCATTCCAAATAACCCCATATTATCTCCTCCCATACTGCTTTGTGTTGGTTTTGGAGCGGCAATATTTGGAGCACCACCTCCCCCACCCATCATATATTGTTTAGCAGCTGCATTTTGAAATTGTTTCATTAATTCGGGATCTGATTTTAATACATTTTCTACATCAGGCATAGGTTGTTCTTTAAACATTCTGCTTGTTAAATGGAACATAAATGCGCTTCCAGATAAAGACATAAATAATCTTAATTCCGGTGCCATTTTCTTTCCTGATGACTTATATTTATAATGTAATTCTTCAAAAATATCATCGTAATCATTAATATTCTCATTGACTTGCTCTGACCAACCGTCTAATTTAACTGAAAATGGATCATATCTAGTATTCATATATTCAGATCCGGAAACAAATGCCATTAACATTTTTTGTTGGAATCTTACGCTCCCATCAAGTTCCTTTTCTCTAACAATACGATTGTACTCGGAATGCATTTCATCCAAGTCAGAATTCATATTAAACTTGAAAGGTAATTTAAAACCCTTAGATTCTAGTCGTTCAAGTTGATATATAATTTCACGCTTTTCGTTAATTTCGTTTCTAACAATATCTTTTGCACTCATATGCTTTCTTTTTGCTAATCTGCTTTCTCCACTTGAACTTTCGCTACCACTTTGAGATGTTCCACTTTCTCCACTTTCACTTGTGTCATCGCTATTTCTATTACGTCTTTCCCCACTACCCCTGCTATCACCGCTACTACTGCTGTTTCCACTAACATCGCTGCGACCACTTACACTGCTAGCATCACTACCAGATGTACTATCCATATCGTTATCGCGATTTAACTTTTTATTTTTATATATATTTTTCATATTTTTCATATATTTAGCTTTATCATAATTACTATTCCCAGCAGAACTGCTAGCACGCGAAGAGCGAGAAGACATAGATATAACATCGTCACTAATTTTTTTCTTGTTAAATAGACCGTCGTCTATAAAACCACCTTTATTCATACCATTATTTTTAGGTATGTTAAAATTAAAAGAATTATTATTGAAACTATCTTTATTTAATTCTATTAAATCATCAGTTTTACTATTTAAATTTGATATTAAAGACATATTATATATTATTTGAGTTCTAAATGTTTATATATTTACAATAATTTATATATATATTAGATTACGCACTATTTTTTATAAAATTAAACCAGTTTTTAAAAAATATTCTACCTGTTTTTGTAATATATTCTGGATGAAACTGTATACCAAAAATGTTATCTGACTTATTATATGTTATAACTATCTTATTTCCCATTTTTTTTATAACCTTATATTTTTTTCCTATACCAACTAAATAATCTTGGTGAAAATATGTATATGTCAAAGTTTTCACATTAAAAGGATAATACATTTTAATATTTTTAGTATAAGTTTTCATACCATTTTTAAAGCTATTTATATTTTTTTTATTTGTTTTAGCTGCTAAAAATTGTAAACCATAGCATATAGCCAATATTGGTATTTTATATTTAAATACAAAATTGGGAACAGTAGGCGAACCTTTTTTAAGAACAAAATAATCAGAACCACTTATAATTATTCCGTTTATTTTTCCACTATTTAAAACTTTTCTAATACCAGCTTTATCATAATATCTCTTTATAATTAATTTAGCATTTTTTCCGATAGCCTTTCTATATAATTTATGTTGCTTTTTCCAGTTCCATTTATCGCTATACATTGATATTAGTAATATATTCATTTTAATATAATAAATTATAATTATCTAATGGTTCATTTTTGATATTTGTTCTAATATATGATACTGCTTGTAAACACGCATCACTTAAATCATCTTTCTTTTTATTATTTACAAAGATATCAAGTAATCGCTGATTATCCTTAATATAATTTTGGCAAATATCAATACTTAGCTTTTTATTATATAGATATTTAGTTCTTCTAAAATTTTTGGCATTTTTGTTTCCAACATTTTCATCAGGTTTTATTTCAGATACATAATCATGTGTTTTTGATTTTAAAGAAGCATTAACTAATACCACGTTTTCTACTTCTTTATCCCAATGTTTTATTAAACTAAAATAATTATAAATAATATGTTGTATTGTTTTCATAACACCATTTAAATTAGAAGGTTGGTTTTCAATTAGTACATAATCTATTGTATTAATTTCTTGTTCTTTTAAAAAACCTACAATATTATCCATTTCATAATAAACGCGATCACATATATCATCAATACCTTTTAGCTCTTTTTTACTATCCGCTAATGCAATAATACGCCAATCAAGAACTTCTATCTTATTGGTTTTTTTGAGTATACATAATGCCAAATTTTTAACACCTATATCAAAACTTATATATATCATTTAATTAAAAATAATACTAATTCTTTATACTTTTTTGCATTGACATAATTATTTTTTTGTTATATTCCTTGATACTATGATGTCTTATTAATACAGTAATATCTCTCCAAAATGTATCATTGATATAATTACAATTATATTTATTAATATTTCTGTGCTTTTTATAAAGCCATTTATAAAGCTTTTCTTGTTTTTCTGGTTTTGTAGTTTGTTTAATATTATGCATTTTTTTCTGTACTACCATTTTCATTACAAAGTTTTTCAATTCTTTACATTTAAAATATTCTTTATTGGATAAACCTTCCCATAAATTAGTGAATTGAATATAATTATATGTTGGACATAGTAAAAAATTATCTTTAAAATCTACAAATGTAGGATTATTATCAATAATTAATAATTTCTTAGCAATATCATAATCCTTTTTGACTTTCATAGTTTTTAATAAGTTAGGCATAATTTTAGTAACAGATTTTTTTATCATACCATTTTTATCAACAATACAATTATCGCGTGTAAAAATAGGACGATTAAACTTAATATTATTTTGCTTTTCAATAATCGCTATTTCCTTATTTGCCCATGTTTTTTCTGATGCCGTATAAACAAATATAAATGAACTAGGATAAAACTTTTTTATGGAATACATAAATTTAGTAAAATGCGGTCTTATTAATAGCGATTCGTTAATATAACTTTCATTTAATTTTTTCTCACAATCTATTTTATTTTTATTAAATGATGCAGCAGTAGCTTTATTAAAGTTTTTAATATTTTTCTTTAATATATCCTGTAAATTATATAAATCACATTGATAACTACAATCTCCAATAATTGTTCCATCTAAATCCAATATAAAAACATATGGATCCATATTACAAATCTATTATAATAAATATATATTTATTATATAATAGTAGAATTATGACTAAATGTTCTAATATTAACTGTGAATATCACAGAAGTTTCTATTTTCAAGAAGGAAATGCTTATGCTAAAAATACCTTATCACTATCTAAAATATCTAATAAAATATCTTTAAGCAAATTAAGCAAAGTATCAAGCAATGCTAATTTATCTGGTTCTGTTTCTTATGCCAATAGAAATGTCAAAGCATTTTTAAAGTCATATGTTAAAAATAAATATTGCATTGAAAATCGTGCTAAATATTTTAAGTATATATATAGTAAAATATTAAAAATAAAGGAATTATCTTGTTTAAAAAAAAAATACTTCTATAAAAAGGCAAAAGTATATGATGGATATACAATTGATGATATTGTAAATTTAGAAAAACAAATTGGTTCTGATAGTAAATATGGATCCATATTTATAACATCCATTAAAGATGTTATTGGTAAATATCCAATAGCAACAAAACTAATGAAAGTAAATACATCAAATAGTATTGAAAAATATTTAAATGAACATATTACTAAAAAAATACTCAAATTGAAATTATCTAAACATTTTGTTTTTACATATAGAACGTTTTTATGTAACAATATATCCAGTGATGTTCCACCAATTATAAGTAATTTAAATTATTATGTAAATCTAAATGAATTAGCACATGGGGATTTAAAGCAGTTGTGTAAGTTAAAAACATATGTAAGTGATGACATGTTAGTATATAATGTATTTATTCAAGTTATGTTATCAATTATGACATTTCAATGTACTGGATATACTCATGGTGATTGTCATTATGGTAATTTTTTATATCAAAGAAATCCAGAAGAAGGATATTACCAATATGATATTAATGGTACAAAATATTATTTAAAAAGCTGTAAATATAATATGATAATATTTGATTTCGGATTTGCTAAAACAATTGATCGTGATAATCAAGTAACATCAAAAATGTTGGAAGATTATATAAGAATTATACATGCATTTGCCAATAAAAAAATATTACCTAATTCATGGTCTTATTTTGGAAAATATCCATCTGATAATGTTTCTTATTTCACAAATTACTTGCTTAACAAGTTAATAACAATTAATAAAACATTAGTTTTAAGAAGATTAAAAGGAAATAAAAAATTGAAAGATTTAATAAGTGAAATGATAATACCGCATTTAACAAAGGCGCCTAAAAATATTTTTACTAAATATAAACCTATTGGAAAAATAATTAATAAAAAACCATTTTTAATTAATGATAGTCTACATGTGTGATTTTATATCTTTTTTCATTTTTTTCTATATATTTTTTTCGTCTTTCAATAATATATTCGGACATACTTTTAAATCCTGCATATATCATGTTATTAGATAATTCTTCTGGCAATTTTAATCTTAACCCTTTTTTATTTATTTCTATATTCATCATTGGAATATCTGGAATATTATCGGGAATATAATAATATTCTACTTTATCAACATCTATTAATTCACCTAATACAGCACGTGTTCTAATTTTTTCATATAATTGTACAAGCTGTTTAAATAAAAACATGAAACTTATTTTCGGACGAGGCGTCTTTTCATCAGGTATCTCCTTATCATAATAAGCTTTATATAATATCATTCCTAAAATATTATCATATGGAACATTATCGAAAATGTTAATAGGAAAATTATTTGTAAATCCACCATCGTAATAATAATCATCATTTATTTTTATTGGTTTAAATAGCATAGGTATCGTCATAGATGCTGAGCAAGCTTTAAAAACGCATACATCCGGTGTTGTTTCTAGACTAAATATTTTATTTTTACATGTGTAAATATTTGTTGTAGATACATAAAAATTTATACCAAAACGTTTTGCTAAATAAGAAAAAGTTATATTTTCTTCAATATCAGGATATTTTATTTTAACAAACTCTTTTAAATAATTAGAAAAAATATGTATATCTGACAAACCACATTCAGTAACTATTTTAATACAATTTTTATAAGGAATATAACATAATTTTGTATCTTGATTACCCTTCATTATAATGTCTTCCATTTCATTTATATCAAGTTTCAATGCAATTGCTAGACCAATTATAGAACCAATAGAAGTTCCGGCTATATGTGTTATATCTTTATGCAGATTCTCTATATATAAATATCTTAAAGCTCCTATAAACATTACACCTCTCATACCTCCACCAGAAAGTACTAAATGTGTTATTTTCATAATTAAAATTATATATTTGTAATTACTTATATATTTGCATTATATTCATTTACATTTATATTATAATATTTCAATGCTTCTAATGCGGCATTATTTTCAGCATCTTTTTTGCTTTTTCCCGTTGACGTTGATATAGTTGTGCCATTTCTATCCTTAACACAATATGTAAATATTTTATAATTATCACGTGTCACAACACCTAGCTCTTTAAATTGGGGGGAGTCTTGTAAATAATGCTGCATATGTGAAACTAGCATATCTTTATAATTATTTTTAATTCTAATTAATTCACTGAAATCTAAATAGTTTTCTATTATATAAATTATCCATGATTCTACTATATAATATCCTGCACCAGTTGATGGCAATATATTAATATGTTTTGGTAACACGACATAATCATTATCTGTTTGGAAATCTAAATATAGTGCACCAATAAATGCTTCAAATATATCCTCCATTATTTTATAATTATTTCTTCCATTTGATTCTTCAACTTGTTTGGATATTATAGCAAACTTAGGAAATCCTATTTTATCCGATAAATACCCCAACATTTTACCGTTAACAATTTTAGTTCTAATTTTAGATAAAAACCCCTCATTTTGATCAGGAAATCTACTATATAGATAATTGGCAACAATCATACCAAGTAAAGAATCACCGAGAAATTCAAGTCTTTCATATGATATATCTTGCAGAGGTAAGCAATCACTCGGACAATTAATATTACTTTTATTAAAATCTATATTTTTCATTGTACAATAAGATTTATGAACAAATGCAACGCGATATAAATTGATATTTTTAAATTTCAAATCTTTTAATCCATTATCATTAAATAGTTTTCTTAGATTTTCTTCCTGTAAAAGTATATTTTTATTGTTATAAGGAAGATTTTCGCTATCTATCTCCTTTGTTTTATTATGAATATTGTTTATTTTCTTCATTATATACTAAAAATAAGTTATATGTATATATCATTTTTTCTTTATACATAAAGATATACATATAAATATTAATAGTATATTTCTTTTAAATAGAATAACATAATAAATGAGTTTTATTGGTAATGAAGGTATAGCACCGACAATACAACTCGATTCTGTTGGAATTGGATTCCAAGTTGATGCTGATGGTAATGCTATCAATGTGGATGGTTTAGATTTAAACAGAAACGAGTATCTTGTAGTCGGTGAAAAAACATATTATCCGGAAGAAGATAATCAAAGAAATACCAAATGGAGTTTATTAGTTAATAGTGATGGTGTCGCTGTTAATACATCAAGAAATTCTAGTTCTAATTTTTTAAATTCTGATACTTCATTATTTGTAGACAAAAACATTTATTGTGCTGGTGTTGTTAAAGCAGCTGGTCTAGAACTCAATGATATTATTTTAGATGGTGATCCATTAACAAGTAGTTTAATCAGAGATTTTATTATCAATGCTAATAATATTTCTGCAAATCAGCCTTTTCAAGCAGGTTTAGATACCAGTTATGAAGATGTTTATAATTATAATTATAACATTAAAAATGTGTTTACACCCAATTTTGTTACACTAGGTGGCCATGTCGATACTTATAATAACACACATCCTCTTAATATCGTATCAACAGCCAATAACAAATTTAATAGTATGCATGTTGCTATAAGAAATGATACAAATAATGAAGAAGAACCTACTAAGTTTGCGTTTGGTATTATTGGTGGTTCAAATATTTCACCAGCTATTATATCAACAACAAGAGGGACACCATTAGAATTTCATATTAGTAAATCTTCTTCAAACATCGAAGAATTATATGGTACTGATGCTTTGCCAACATATACAAATAGCAATCAGTTTCCAGCATTAGCTATTGATGAAAATAATAATGTAGGTATTGGTATTAATAGAACAAGCACCCGAGACTTTTCAAGAAAAATCTTACATAACGGTGAAATAATAAGTGAAGATGTTATTGATGAAGAAGTAAAACTTGAAGTAAAAGGTCTTTCTTGTTTCAATGAAATATTAATGTATGATTATTACACAAATAGTCATAAAGCACTTGATGATATATATGTGAGATCTTCTGGAATAAGTGTTATAAATACAACACAAATATCAGAAGGAGATTTTTTAGGAAATTTATATAATTTCAATAATATTGGTGTAAATGACTTATTATCTACAAATAAACTACAAGTTAATACTGATGTTAATGTTAATAATAATATTGAAACTAAATCATTAATTGTAAATAATGTCGCTAACTTTACTGGTGTAGTACATTTTGATAATGATGTTATTTTTACTAATTCTGAAAGTATTAATATTAATAAATTAAAGGTAGTAGATGATATATATATTGGCAATCGTAAAATAATACCAATCGACATTGATGATCCAACAACCGGATATGGGACATATAGTAGAAGTGAAGATGGTAGTAATTACTTTTTTGTATATGTTCATAGCAATATTGCTACACTTGATGCTAATTGTAATATAAGTTTTCCTAGAAAATTAGCTGTTGGGTTGACAGAAACAGATGGTTTTGATGGTGTATTAAATATTATAAAAGATGATATAACCACAAGCAACAATTTTGATATAACATTGAAAAATACAGTTGAAAGCAAAGAATATTATGCTAATATTGGTAGATTATCTAGATTAGATTATTATGATAATAGTTTAATTTTAAATACAAATAAAGTTTCTGGAAAAAGAAATAATATTTATTTTTACCCTGAAACTGATATATCAGAATTGACAAGTAACTATTATTTACCCAACATTAGAAATGTTCCACCAACTATGTCTATGAACAGAGAAAGGGTTGGTATTAATAAATATGCTGCACGTGTAGGTTATGAATTAGATGTTGAAGGAAATGTTGCAGCACGTGATTACTATTTAACTGTTGGTAATGAAATGCATAGAACACGTAGTTTTATATATCAATCTAAAAACTTTTTTAATATTTATGATTCGCAAACTGATAAGTTTTGTATTAATTACAACAATCTAACATCATACGCATCTAGTATGAAAGGTTTGAATGTAAAACGGGGCATAAATGCCGATTACTATTATCAAAATGATAATATTATTGAAACTTTGAAAATGGCAAATAATACTGATAGTTTTTATACAAATAAAAAAATATCTTTTGGCTGGCAAGGTGAAAATGTATCCGTTCCATTACAAATTAGAAATTTAACAACAGAAGACAATAACTATTCAGTTATAAGAATATATCGTGGCGTTAGAGGTGGTGGTGCTAAAAATAATGCCGATTTTAGTGGTATAGATATTTGCGAATATGATAGAAATCTTGGAAGTGATAGAAATGCCGAAAGATGGTTTATTTATAAAAATCATACATTTAATGATGTTGATTCACGTAATATACAACGTATAGGTCCTTTGCAAATAGGTTATATTGATAAAGATACAAAACCAAAAACTTATGGTATGTCATTTTATTATAATTCTACAAACTCTAATTATCATATTGATGTTAATAAAAGTACAGTTTCATATGAAGATAATAATTCTGCTATGTCTATTTATGGTGATTTAGATGTACATGGTAATATTAATATTATTGATAAATATGGTAGTAATTATAATTTCAGATTATCAAACTTGGAAACATTGTCACAAATAACACAATATATAAAAACTGTTGAAACTACATCTACGCAAGATTCTGCTCTTGATGATGAAACAGGATTACCTAGTGTAAATAATGATATCAGATATACTGGATTTAATATACTTTATACTCCAAATAGAAGTGTAATTGTTGACCCAGTAGAAAAAAAAGCAATTCCAATGATAGTTAAACAAGATAATTCTAATTTTCCTGTAACTAAATTTATAACATACGCTGATAATACATCAAATTGTTCTGCAAGTTTAGAATTAGCTATTTATAATTGTAATTTGCTGATTGCCGATGATGATTATGAAAAAGAGAATAATATCAAAAATATGATTAAATTTAACTTATCTAGCGATGATGACAAAACTACTAATTTTGATATGAGTTTCTTTCACGATAATTATTATAAAAAGTTTTATAATTTTAAAAATAATATTGATGATAACGGAAATTTCTTAGGTTCATCTACTCACATTGGTGTTGGTAATAATATTGATAATAATAGTAACGTAGCCTTTCATATAGATGATATTAATAAATATGGTATTCAAGTTACCAATAGTCATTTTGCTCCAGCTATTAATCTTTTATATAAAGGTGGTACTTGTAATATTTATCATACTTTATCGGGTTCAAGTTTTGAAAATAATTATAGATTTAGTATTGATGTAGCAAATAAAAGTACTTTCAATAATCCAGAATCTTCTAATGTTTTTATTATTGACGCTTTTGATGGTAATAACATTAGAAAAGGTGCACGCTTTGGTTTTAATGATGATGTTTTAGCAGAATCTTTTGTTATTAAAACTGACTATGACACACCTGCAATGGCTATTACAAGCAGATATACATCAGAATTCGTTTTTGATAGTGTCGTTGATATTTCACCCAATAATTTATCTTTGTCAACCTTATCATCCAATTGGGATAATTTCAACAAAGAATACTTTGTAACATATAATTATGGTATATATCAATACCCTGATTTTGATAATAATCTTAATCCCATTACATATGATAATAAAATAGATCCTAACTTCTTGTTTAAAACATCAGTTTCTGTTAGTAGTAATATAAATTATAAAACATTTCATTCAAATTTAGAAATTAATTATAATGCTTCAAACTTAAATGTTTATTTCATCAATTATAAAACTGCTATAATGAATTTAACAAATTACGACGATGTCAATAATATCACTTTATGTACATTTAAATTCAATACAGATTTATTTAGTTGTAATATTATATTAAACCCTGAATTATCATTTGATAAAAATACAATTATAACTGATGATTCAGTAAGTCATATTATATCTATTACCGATTCATTTTCTAGTAATTTAACTTTAATAGATAATATTGCATCAAACTATGATTTTACATATAATTACAGTAATGTTATATTGCTACCTGAATATTTAAGTTGTAATATTACATATTTATCTGAATTTAATTCCAATATTGTTGATGATAGCAATATGATATATATTGATAATAAAATTATTACTGATATATTACCATTTGATAGTAACGATTTTTATTATGAATATATAAATGCTGAAATTGATACAAAATCACTAAATGATAATGGTATTTATACAAATATATTTTTAGAAACAAGAACATCAAATATTGTTAGAATTAACTCTAACATTGATTTAACTGGTAATTTCTTAGCAGAACGCAATAATACTATCTTATTTAAAACATCTAATATTTTACCTGATTCATTTATGAATTTAGAAAGTGTTAATAATAGTTTAGAATATTCATATAATATTGATATTGAAAATGGCAATTCTAACGTATATATTTCATCTTGCAACTTTGTTATTACCAACGATGTTAATAGCATTCCAAGAGATTTAGAATTAACAATAATGAATAGTAACTATTTAATTGAAGATAATTTTCAAATATATGGCAATAATTTTACAAATAAAATATATTTAAATGAATATTTTAATAAATTATCTGATATTCAAGATCAAAACTATATTATTAGAATTAAAAATTATAATTATAAAAATTTTAAACCACACATTACTCTTTCAAATCATGTTGATAATTTAAATAAAATAGCCGGACATGAAATATACAGTTATGATGGTGTTTTAGAAATAAAATATATTGATAGTACCGAAAATGATAGCCTGGTTCCTCTCAAAATTGATGCTGATGGTAATGCGTTTTTAAAGGGAGGTCTTGATATGGGTGGTAATATCAGATTTGATGGTAAAATATATGATGCCAATGGTAATGATTTAATTGAAATACTTAACAAAAATTATTATAAAGAATATGAAATAAATTCAAGTAATATTCATTTTAATTCTCTTGGTTCAAATGGTGTAGAAATACATGCTTATTCTAGTTGCAATTATGATGACTTTAAATTTTTCTATGCACAAGATTTCTTGGATGGAGGCATTATAAAAGATGTTATGATATTACATAAGAGACTAGAAGCTGAGACACAATATAAAATAGATTTATATGGCGATATTGATACATCAAATGGTATATTAAGAGTTGAAGGTAGAGATATAATACGCGACACGTGTAATTATATTCTTGATACAAGCAATGTAATATCAAATAGAATTAGTGATTTAGAAACTGATTTCATTTCAGAAGAAGCTCATTCTAGTAACAGATTTATTGTCAATCATAAATATGATAATAATTTACTTGTAAACGGTAATTTGACTATCAATAGTAATTTAATTGTTTTAGGTGATACAACAACTTTAAATACAGATGTATACACAACTGAACAATTAGATATTGAAAATAATGGATCAGGTGTAGCTTTCAAACTTAAACAAATAGAAAATTATGATATAGTGAATATACTAAATGATAATCATGAAGTTTTTACTATATTACATAATGGTAATGTTGGAATTTATAATGAAAATCCTATTGTTGCACTAGATGTCAATAGATATGACAGTATTAAAGTACCTCGTGGCGATATAGCTCAGCGCCCTATTAATAATAATAATACTGATAATAGCCACAGAGGTTATATTCGTTTTAATACTGAGCTAGAACAGTTTGAGGGTTATGGTGAAGGTAACAAATGGGGAGTTTTAGGAGGCGTTAGAGATACAGATAGAGATACTTATATAATAGCCGAAGATTATGCAGGTGACGATAATGATGAGCTAAAACTTGTCACTGCCGGAAATGAAAGAATGATAGTAAAAGCAGATGGTAAAATTGGCATTGGTATGTCTGATCCTACTTACTATCTTGATATTGTAGGTGATATTAGAGCTTCGAGCAACTTATATATTTACAGCAACTTTGGTATCAATAATGAAACTCCTTATGTTACCATGGATGTTAATACAACTGATAGTATCAAAGTACCACGTGGTAATATATCTCAGCGTCCTATTGATAATGACAATACTAATAATAGCCATAGAGGTTATATTCGTTTTAATACTGAATTAGAACAATTTGAGGGTTATGGTGAAGGTAACAAATGGGGAGTTTTAGGAGGCGTAAGAGATGCTGATAGAGATACTTATATAATAGCCGAAGATTATGCAGGAGACGATAATGATGAGCTAAAACTTGTCACAGCTGGCAATGAAAGAATGATAGTAAAAGCAGATGGTAAAATTGGTATTGGTATGTCTGATCCTACTTACTATCTTGATATTGTAGGTGATATTAGAGCTTCGAGCAACTTATATATTTACAGCAACTTTGGAATCAATAATGAAACTCCTTATGTTACCATGGATGTTAATACAACTGATAGTATCAAAGTACCACGTGGTGATATAGCTCAGCGTCCTATTGAT